CACTTCGAAGGGTTTACGGATGAGTGCCAGGAAGATGCAGAAAGACGCTGCAATCTACCATCCGATGATCCGCAATATTTAGCCGACTACGATGATGTATACGACGAGGTCATCGGAGACTTTGTGAAACGAGAAGGCGGCAAGAAACCTATTGAAGTTAATTTTGCCGGTGATGACGACTATCCCATCATATATGCAGTGTTTGACAATTCTGAACCACATAAGAATCCTAAAATAGACGAAGCATCAGGATACATTCCGTCAGCAAAAGAAAAGAACGATCCTCGCTTTAAGACTGCACTCACTGTAGATGTAAAGCCAGACGCAATCAAAAAGAATGCTAAGGCATTTGGATTCAAGACATCACGAGCAGGCATCCCTCCCCAAGCACGAGCAGATGGAAAGATAAAATGAAAATAACAGAACTACTAAACGAAGGGATGACGTTTAATCCGGTCGTAGAAAAAGAATTCAGCACCGGTGAAAAATACTGGACTGGTTCCGATTGGGAACGCAAGATTACAATAGACTGCCGAGATTGTGATGGTACCGGAAAAGATAGGACACAACTGTGCGTCTACTGCGGGGGAACAGGCAAGGAAGAAGATAGAGTTTCAGATGCTCCGGAACTTCAGGTAAGCAATGCTAACGGTGAAGAGATTCAACGGATGCTAGGACTAGATCCGGATTATTCAGGAATCATACATAATAAAGACTTGCCTGATATCATGCGTAGATTAATAATGTTGAAAAACAAAGGTAGCCAGCAGTACACAAAAGATGCCAGCGTGGACAGGGGTGTGATGCGCCGACAGAGTGACGATCAAGGAGTTGCTCGTATTGGCCGCGGCCCCACTATGTATGATGCAGGTCGGAGTCAGTCACAGGTTGATCGTTATATAGATCGACTAATCGAGATCATACAATTCGCACAAAAAAACAATACAAGCATAGGCTGGGGTTAACCTCGCCTTCAATCATAAACAGATAGAAAGATAAAATGAAAGACGCAATTTACTTTACGGACATTGCTAAAGAACACTTTAAGCAGGTTTGTGATAATTCCAAAGCACTTGGGGTTCGCCTGTTACTTGCCGGCGGAGGCTGTGCTGGTTTCAGCTACAAATGGGAGTTAGTTAATTCTGCTGACGAGATTCCCTCACATGACTATTGCAAAACGTATGATGATTGGACTTTTTGGCTAGACAAGACTTCTGAATTGTATTTGCTTGGAAGCACGATAGATAAAAAAGTAGACATCACGGGAAGCGTGATCGAAATTAAATCACCCTTAGCAGCTAGCAGTTGCGGCTGCGGCGAAAGTATTAGTTTTAAAGCATAAACAGGTTGACATATGCCCAAACTTTTTGTAGACTACGGGTATGCATGAGTCACGCTTTCATAATTCAATCGAAGCCCGCAAACTTGTCACAGAACTGCGTGACAGGTTGAAAAGAATGCCCTACAATCCTGATTTGAAGCGGTATTGTGACAATTTGGACAAAATGGTCTCGACCCTTAGCTCTCTTGAAGTAGAAGCCCGTAGAACCCGAAAGGTTGAAAAGTATGAGATGCATTCAGTTAAGCTGGAAAAGGCTGTTGCACATCTGCAACAACTCATGCTCATACACCAACTTATGAGTTAAAGTGGTTGACTTGTGAATTAAGAGTAGCTATATTGTAAACATCAAGAGTGAGTAACGGACTCTCTCTTTGATTTTTGATTTTTTTTAAAGGAGCTAAATTATATGTCTCATGTTTCTGATACCCTGACTGTCACTTCTATTCAGGCTCGTCGGGCTATTCTCACTGCGTTTAAGGCAAAACGTCCTGTCTTCTTGTGGGGCCCTCCGGGCATCGGCAAGTCCGAATGCGTTCAAGATATCACTGATGAACTCGGTGGTTATATGGTTGATCTGCGTATGGCGCAGATGGAACCGACTGATATTCGCGGTATTCCTTTCTTCAACAAAGACATCAGCAAGATGGACTGGGCTGAACCGGTCGATCTTCCCAGCGAAGAACTTGCTTCGCAATACCCCATCGTCGTTCTCTTTCTTGACGAAATGAACTCGGCCCCGCCCGCGGTTCAGGCTGCTGGTTATCAGTTGATCCTCAATCGTCGTGTTGGTAAATACAAGCTGCCTGATAACGTCGTTATCGTTGCTGCTGGTAACCGCGACAGCGACAAGGGTGTCACGTATCGCATGCCGATGCCGCTTGCTAACCGCTTCATTCACCTTGAAATGCGTTACGACTTCAATGCTTGGCAGACTTGGGCTGTCAACAAAGGCGTTCACCGTGACGTTGTTGGTTATCTCTCGTTCGCTAAACAGGACGGTTATGACTTCGACGCTAAGGGTTCGTCTCGTGCATTCGCTACTCCGCGTTCGTGGGTCTTCGTGAGCGATCTGCTTGCTGATGAAGAAAACATCGACAACGACACGCTGTTCAATCTTGTCGCAGGTTCTGTCGGTGACGGTCTTGCTACGAAGTTCATGGCACACCGCAAGGTTGCTGGTCGTATGCCCGACCCCCTCTCTATTCTTGAGGGCAAGGTGAAGGACCTCAACGTCAAGGAAATCTCTGCGATGTATTCGCTCACGATTTCTATGTGCTACGAACTGAAGGACGTGCTTGACAACAAGCGTGTCGATACGAAGAAGTTCCACGAAATGTGCGACAACTTCTTCGAATACATGATGAAGAACTTCGAAACTGAACTGATCGTCATGGGTTCGAAGATTGCTCTCAAGACGTATAAGCTGCCGATCGAGCCTTCTCAGCTTAAGACGTTCGATGACTTCCACAAGAAGTACGGCAAGTACATTGTGGCAGCAGGCGAGTAAAGCCTGAGCTCCTGGGGGAGGGGTTAGAGACAGCCCCTCCCCTTTATTACGTGTCTCTTTGAAAGGTCCATATAGTGTCTACTAAATTCTTCACCTATAGCGCAGAACAAAAGCATCTTCGCCACTGCCAATCACGAATCAATGGACTTACTGCATCCGTGAAGGCCGGAAGTCCATATCAAGCTGAACTCGATCATTGCATCGCTGCCCGCGCCGATATCCTCACCCGTATTTCGGCGTCAGATTTGGCAGAAATGCAGACTTATGAAGGTCGTGTCCTTACTCAATATGAGAAGGACGAGGAAGCTAAAGCAATGGCAAGGGAAATGAATGAAAATCGTGATCGGCCCTCAATTTAAACAGGAACAATTATGACTGAAAAGAAAATGAAGATCGTATTTGCTCCGGGTTGTTTTGACAACCTCGACATGACACAAGAAGAAATGGACGAACTCCTTGTGGAAATCAACCGCATGGTAGACAGCGGTGAGATGCTAGAGAACGCTGTCCCCGTAAGTGAGTTGGACCTTGATGAACTTCCTGACGATGTGATTGAATGGATTGAAGACGACGCCTTCTCCCCGAAAAACACTCGACATTAAGGCTTGACTTCAGCCCTGTCTTATACTATATTAGTAACATGATCAAACGAAAGGCTATCTCAATGAGCGATGTAATTTCCCCCGCTAAGAAAAAGCGTTCTCGCAGTAAGAAATTTGAGAACCTTATCGGTCCTACTGATCCGAAGGTAGACAATGACGCTCGTGAACGCATCATCACTTCTCGTATCAGCCTGTTGCTCAAGCACTCGTTCTTCGGCAACCTGGCTACTCGCCTCAAGCTGATCAACGCTGACGAGTGGTGCACGACCGCTGCGACCGACGGTCTTAACTTCTACTACAACTCTCGTTTCATCATGATGCTTCGTCCGAAGGAAGTTGACTTCCTTGTCGGTCACGAGGTCCTTCACGTTGTCTATGATCACATGGGTCGCCGCGATCATCGTGATCCTCAAGTCTGGAACATCGCGGTTGACTATGCCGTAAACGCAGACCTGAAGCGTCATAAGATTGGTGAGTTTATCACTACGGTTCCTGCGTTGTTCGAAGCAAAGTATGACAGCGTACCTTCTGAGGAAATCTACGATGACCTCATGAAGAATGCACAGCATATCAGCATCGACGATCTCCTCGACAAGATGCTCGACGATCACCTTGATGGTGAGGGCGATGGCGAGGAAGATGGCGAGGACGGTGACAAGAAGGGCAAAGGTCGTCCGAAACTGTCAGAAGCCGAGAAGGAACAAATCCGTCAGGAAGTGAAGCAGTCTATCATCAATGCTGCACAACAAGCTGATGCGGGTTCTATCCCTGCAGGTGTTCAGCGTATGATCAAGCAGATGACTGATCCTGTCATGCCCTGGCGTGAACTGATCCAGACTAATCTGACTTCTGCAATCAAGTCGGACTACTCTTGGATGCGTCCTTCTCGTCGCGGCTGGCACATGGATGCTATCATGCCCGGTATGAATCCTGGTGAAGAGATTGATGTTACTATCATGATCGACATGTCGGGTTCTATCAGCAACAAGCAGGGTATGCAGTTCATCAGCGAGGTTGCTGGTATGATGGATATCTTTGATGGTTTCAAGATCCACATCGCTTGCTTTGACACTCGGGTTTACAATCCGAAGGACTACACTTCCGAGAACCTCGACACGATTGACGATTACGAACTGGCTGGCGGTGGTGGCACCGACTTTGACTGCATCTTCAGGTATCTCAAGGAAGAAGCTATCGTTCCCAATCGGCTGATCGTCTTCACGGACGGGTATCCGTTTGGTAGCTGGGGCGATCCGGAATACTGTGATACGACTTGGATCATTCACGGTGACCCGAACCCGAACCCGCCCTTTGGTACGTTTGCACTTTACGACGATCACCGTAGGGGTAAGTGATTTACGAATCACCTGATAAAGGGAAGACGGTCTATGCAAGAGAGCATGGATCGTCTATCCGCTCCCCGATTATACCGGCTGAATGGTTAGAGAAGGTTCGGAGTGAGGAGAAGCGTAAAGAACGCCTGCTAAAAATTTGCAAACTAGCAGAAACAAGTCCTACTCTTAATGACCAGCTACTCAAGCTGGAAGAACTTTATATGTTGATACGTGATGATAAAGACGATTGAAAATATTAATCTGGAAACTTGGTTCACCGAGAGGGAACTCTCAGTCAATCCTAAGCACTTCACTAAGACTTCTACGCCGCTTACCCCCGAAGCAAAGGTATGGATTCTAGAAAGGCTGCACGGTCGCTTTTCCACACACACTGAAAGAACCGGCGCTTGGTTAGTCGTCTCCGGTTATCCTACATTCGAAGACCCAAAGGAAGCAGTGTTCTATGAACTTACGTGGGGTTAAAGCAACTGCAAGCATTATAGATGATGTTAGCGACCTAATACCCAAGCATATAACAAACTTTGTTGGGCACCGTCATGGTGCACTGTTGTATTATGCCGATCCAATCAAGTACTCGTTTGCAGAGTTGGAAGAAATGGTCGACTGGTGTTATGCTACATTCGGTGAATGCGGGTATCGAATCAACACTATGGAAACGGTTTGGAGTTATCAGGCTGAGCCGGACTACCTATTTTGGTTCGGTGAGGAGAAACACTTGATGCTATTCATATTGCGCTGGTCATAAAATATTTTAGCATCGTTTTCTCCTGTTAAATACTTGTGCTATAAAAACCTTAAGGAGAAAACACAATGGCTTTTTTAAGACACGTAGGTAAGCAAGGAGACCGCAAAGTAGCGGTAGTATTCCGCGAAGTTCCCGGCGAACCGCACATGGCCTTGGTTGTTTACACTGAAACTCTAAATCGCAACATTCACGACCCGCTTGTAAAATGTATTGAAAGTGACATCGGCCAGAGCAGTGAAAACTTAGCTGAGGCTCTCAACCGTACTTATACTACAGACGGACAAATCATCCTCCAGAAGCTTCACGCTGAAGGCATGTTAAAGAAGGTTCAGACTGAACTCATCGTAATGACCCCTGCCCCAAACACTCGTATCAAGTTGAATGAACTTAACAAGATTCTTGATGAAATGAAGATGGGTGAAGAAGCAGTCAAGAAATTGGCTGACATGGACAGCCAGATGGGAATGCAAGACCCTGCTGCTGTAGCAAGACGTATGCGCGGCGACGCAGTTCCTGGACTAGATGCTGCACCAATTCAAGCATCGGGTGACGCATTAGGAGACACTGCTCTTGCTGCTAATCTGCGACAGCAAGCCGACCGTATGAGTCGTGAGGCAAACGGACTTCTAGTAGAAGCACAGCGGTTGGTCGAGCAAGCACGTAGTCTTGATCCTGCTGCGGCTGCCCCTGCGCTTGATTCAACCCCTGTTAAGACAAAAGGTCGTCCTAAGAAAACCCCAGTAGCAGCAGCTTAAGGTCAAGAGTGAATGTCCCCTGAGTTTATGAGTAAATGGGAACGTTTACTAGAGGGTGTTGATAAGCAAAAGATTCCGGTCGAGTTCATAAAGAAGTTAGTTCTTAAACTCGAACGGAAACGGCAACGAACTATCAACATTGAACGTCTTTTGAAAGACGGACTCGATCCTGATCAGGTAGAAGATGCAGTAAGTAAAGTACTTACTGACCTAGATGATGAGGTAACAGGCATCGAGTTTGTTCTCAATGTGCAATGTATAGCAGAAACAGTGCAACCAGAAACCGATCAGTTATTGAAAGGACTATGAAGCTTATCATTGCAGCAGACCCGAACGGCGGGATAGGATATCAGAACAGATTGCCTTGGACTAGCATCCAAGGCGATTTGCCAAGATTCAAGCATCTTACTGGTAACAAAACTGTTATTATGGGCCGTAACACTTGGGATAGCTTACCGAAGAAACCGTTGCCTAATAGGATAAACATTGTCGTATCTTCTAGACCACTAGAAGAGGAACATCATAATGTGATTCGTGCTCCGGATATGAGTTTCAACCGTCCTGATGATGTGGAGTTCTGGTTGATCGGCGGCGCCAAACTTATTGAAAGTTGCCGGGACTTGATCGATGAAGTTCACTTGACTAAGGTACATGACCATTATACTTGTGATACTTTTGTTAATCTGTTATATATTGAAGCTAACTTTGATCAGACATACAGCGAGATGCTCCCTGATCACGAGTATCAGATTTGGAAAAGAAAATGAAACAGTATCATGACTTACTGCAAGACATTTTAATTAACGGTGAAGAGAAGGATGATCGGACCGGCGTCGGCACTATCAGCGTCTTTGCCCGTCAATTGCGATTCGACTTGACAAAAGGCTTTCCGGCTGTTACAACTAAGAAGCTAGCATGGAAATCTGTAGTTAGTGAACTACTTTGGTTTTTGGAAGGGAGCAATGATGAGCGCAGACTTGCTGAGATTTTATACGGAAGACCAGACTCAGAGCGTAGTACGATCTGGACAGGAAACGCTACAGCAGACTATTGGACTCCTAAAGCAAAGTTTTCCGGAGATTTGGGAAGGGTGTATGGAGTTCAGTGGCGGCATTGGAGACGGGGACCTAACGTCACAGCCGACGATGTAGTCCATCAGGACGAATTTGGCGCATGGTTTACTACCCCAATTGAGATTATGAATGACATTGATCAGATTGCAAATCTGATTGAAGGACTCAAGACTGATCCAAACGGACGTAGGCACATCCTTAGTGCATGGAACGTCGGGGAGTTAGATCAGATGGCTTTACCTCCGTGTCATGTAATGAGTCAATTCTACGTGAGCAATGGAAAGTTAAGCTGTCATATGTATCAGCGTAGCGTTGATGTGTTTCTTGGCTTGCCTTTCAATATTGCTTCTTATGCTTTGCTTACTCACATGATTGCTCAGGTATGTGACCTAGGGGTAGGGGAACTCATAATTTCAACCGGCGACACGCATATCTATAAGAATCATGTTGATCAGGTTAATGAGCAGTTGAGTAGAGAAGAATACCCATTACCTGCACTTTCTATCAACCTTGAGATAAAAGATATTGACAAATTCTCAATGGATGATATAATGCTAGTTGACTATGAGTGTCACGCATCAATCAAGGCAGAAATGGCAGTCTAATGTTAAAAAGGAATTATAATGTCTAAAACTATTCTCGTTACAGGCGGTGCAGGGTTTATTGCACATCATGTTATTGATACCGTCCTTGCAACTACAGACTGGAATATCGTTTCTCTTGATCGGTTGGACTACTCAGGCAATCTCAATCGCCTCAATGAAGTCGTGATGAAGTATCCCGAACAGGAACGTAAGCGTGTCAAGGTAGTGCATCACGATCTAAAGGCAGAACTCAATCCGCAAATCCGTCAGTTGGTCGGTTCTGTTGACTATATCGCACACCTTGCTGCAGGGTCTCACGTTGATCGTTCAATTGACTATCCAATGGAATTCATTCTAGATAACGTCGTAGGTACTGCTAATATTCTTGAGTTTGCGCGCCAGCAAGATAACCTCGAGCGGTTCATTTATTTCTCTACAGATGAAATCTTCGGACCCGCCCCTGAAGGCGTCAAGTATCGTGAAAATGATCGATACAATTCGACCAATCCATACTCTGCTTCAAAGGCCGGTGGTGAGGAGCTTGTCGTAGCATACGAAAATACCTATAAGGTACCGGCTATCATCACTCATACTATGAACGTATTCGGCGAACGTCAGCATCCGGAGAAGTATATTCCGCTGTGCATTAAGAAGTCTCGTGACGGGGAACTCGTTACAATCCATTCGAACCCTGAAAAGACTAAGGCAGGATCACGGCATTACATCCATGCTGCTGATGTTTCAGACGCTCTTATGTTCCTGCTAGATTATCGGGGTATGGATACCCTTGAAGCAGACTACGGTGGCGCCAAGTGTCAGAAGTTCAATATCGTAGGGGCTGAGGAGCTAGATAATCTTGAACTGGCTCAGATTATTGCTGAGGCTCAGGGAAAGACTCTTAACTATGAAATGGTTGACTTCCATTCACAGCGACCCGGTCACGATCTGCGATATGCTCTTGACGGCTTCAAGATGAAGTCAATGGGTTGGACACCGCAGCCTGTTCGTGAACGCCTCGGGCAGGTCATCGACTGGTCACTGGAAAATAATCGCTGGTTGATGGCATAACCAAAAAAAGTATCTGGAAAAGCAATGAACAGAGAACAAATTATTAATAGTATGTGTCTCACCTATAGACACGACTATGGTCTCATTATCAGCGAAGACGATAAAATGTACACGTTGAGCAGCGGTGTCACTGAACTTGAGCGCAAAAACATTTGGAATACCATGGCTCAAATCTTTGACAACGATATCGCTCCCCATATGGAATTCAAAGTATAAATTTTGATCTAAACGGGGTTCATGATAAATAAAGTTAAGACTTTTTACGTACAGAAAAGGACATAACTAATATCATGAATGTATTTTGGCTCATCGCATTTCTACCGCACTTCGTTATCCCGTTACTAATCGTAGCTGGTATCGCAGGCCTGCTAGCAGCGTCATTTGCTAGCAAGATTCCGTTCATTGCTCAATACCACCTTCCAGTCAAGCTTGTTTCCTTGGTTCTACTCGTATGCGGTGTCTATCTACAGGGCGCATCAGACTATAAAGCAGCTACCGACAAAGCGGTGTCCGAACTTCAAGTAAAGCTAGCCCAAGCTGAAGCAAAGTCTGCACAAACAAATACCGAAATCGTCGAGAGAATCGTGCAAGACACTCGGGTAATCCGCCAGCAGGGCGAGACTGTCATTCAGTATATTGATCGTGAAGTTGTCAAGTATGACAACACATGTGAAGTTCCTGCTGAAGTCATCCGCGCTCACAATGCAGCAGCAACACTGAACGCTGCTAGATTAGACGGAGAAGAGCAGTGAAAAAGTTGATGCTTCTCCCGCTCGTATTACTATCAGGTTGTGCTATCCACGCTGTCCCTGTCACTGCTACTTTTCCAGAAGCCCCGGCGACACTACAAGAAAAATGTGCTGTGCTTAAAGAAGCTACTGAGGGTATGCCACTTAGCCAGTATACTAGGACTGTGGTTGACAACTACATGCTATATCATGAATGCAGCCGCAAGGTAGAAGGTTGGCAGGAGTGGTACGACAGGCAAAAAGAAATATTTGAGGCTGCTGCCGAAAAGTAAATTGGGTCTTCCTCTGATAAATACTTAATAAGACGGAAGGCTAACATGAGTACAACGCCACTTTATTCACAAGAAGTTATCAACATCGGAGCCAATCCTAACGATGGCGAAGGTGATCCGTTACGTGTTGCGTTTAGTAAAGTCAATAACAACTTTTCTAACCTATTCCAGACATTTCTTAACTCCACGGTTTCATATTCATTCGGTAATACTGCCGGACAGGTAATCTTCGAAACTCCTGCCAATACGTTTACCCAAGGACAATTCTACATCAAGTCTACTAACGGTGGTACACAAGTTAGCCAGTCTATTCAGTTGTTCGCACAGATCAAGAATGATCTCACTGATGTTAAGTTTACTGGGTATGGCTCAACCTTCTTTGGTAATGCAATCTCAAGATATGACATGAACGTGAACAACATCACCGGTAATGTCGAAATCTTAGTCAATCCTTTGACTTCTGCCGACCTAACGCACTATGTTGCTTCACAAATCATGTGGGAAGGTCCAAACATTGCAGGAATGTATCTTTCACCAGACGGATACGGTGCAAATTCCTCAGTAGCTACAGAAACATCAGTTCCTATCACAACCGAACAACCTTCATGAGAGCGTACGAATTCATTACCGAACAACGATTAGATCAAGTACATGATGGACTTGATGTGGCGAATAAATCGTTGCCCAATACCTATGTCATTCCTGAATTAAAAAATAATGATTTCTATGAGTTGTATCGTTTCGGTGTTGCTATAGCGGCAGTCCGAGGTGAACAGGGACTTGATGACGGTGTGCTGAGCGGGGATGAACCAGAGTTCAGGGCAGAAACTTCCTGGGGAGAACAGCAGATTGTAAGTTCATTTGATCCTAATGTAGGACAGATAATTGACAAAGCATTAGCTAAAGTAGGCAAGAGTGGTAAAAAAGAGGTAAGCTCTCCGAGTAGTGATGAAATGGATGATACGGGCACCGGATCACCGATGAAGCCTTTCAGAGGATATAAAAGGTGAGAGCATACGAGTTCATCACAGAACAGGACAACGGTACTGTTTCCGGCAAATTATCTAAACGCCAGCAGCAATCCACTGTTGGTTTAAACGTCTTTGCTATTAGTCAGTACGATAGAACGTATGACCTAAATAGAGTTATGATGGCAGTTGCAGCAACTGACGGTGAAATTGAACCCAACATAGATCAAGAAAGTTGGGTAGGTAAACAAAATACTGCACATCCTTATACTGAAGTAGAGCAGAAAATGTTAGAAAAAGCATTTAAAGCGGCAGGGGTTCCCTTTAAGGATTTGAATAAAGGTGATCTAGCAAGTAGAGAGTTAGACAGCACTCAGTCTAAAAGCCCGATGAATCCGTTTAAAGGATATAAGAAGTGAGGGCACATGAGTTTGTAAGTGAGGCCAAGGGCAAAGTTCCAAAGAGACATGATAAGGCTCAGCCCGGCGCTTACAAGTTTATGGATAACGGTACTGATAGGACATATCACTTAAATCAAATCATGAAAGCGGTGGCTATGGCAGACGGCTCATCTACCAAAGCACTCAAGATGGATGATGAGAGTTTTGCCGGTAAGAACAATCTAGCTTATCCCTATAGTGAGTTAGAACATAACATGATGCAGCAAGCTTTTAACACTGTATCTCCGACCCAAGCTAAACAAATGATTAAGAGTAGAGATAGTAGCGAGTTAGACAGTGTTAACAAAACGAGTCCAGTTGCTGCAAGACCCAAAGACTTTAGAAAAATAATATCTCATCGTAGATAGCATAAGTAATTTTATGGAAACGGTGGCATACGTATACAAGTGGGTTCACATCCCTACTGATAAATGGTATATTGGTTCTAGAACACGAGTAGGGTCACATCCTAATGATGGATATTACTGCTCTAGTAAGACAGTTAAGCCCCTTATTCTTGCAAATCCTAATGATTGGAAGCGTGAAATAATCGCAACAGGTGATCCATTTGAAATGCGTGATTTAGAAACTACGCTGTTACAGGATGCTAATGCAAAGCACGATGATACTAGCTTTAACCAGCATAACAATGACCGTTCCCCGGTTAGAACAGGTATTCTTCATACTCCTCAATCCATAGAAAAAATGAAAGGACCTAGACACTCTTTAGGTCCCCAGTCCTCGGAACACATAGAAAAGCGCATTGCACCCAAACGAGGCGTACCTAGACCTGATCTCGGTAACAACAACCGCACTAGAACCGGCGCGAAAAATCCAAACTTCGGTAAAACACAGTCGGACGAATGGAAGTTAAAAAATAGCCTAGCTAACCAAAAACCAAAGAATAAAGTGTCCTGTCCACATTGCGGCACGGCCGGCGGCGAAGGCATCATGCAAAGATGGCACTTTGATAATTGCAAACTTAAGAAAGAAAATATATATGATAGACGTTAACCAAACCATTGATATTGTTAAACTTCGCTTTTATAATGATTGGTTGTATAATAACCACATCCACGATGAAGGTGATAGCCAGTTTCACAAGGTCTTAACTACGCAGATCGTAGAGACATATGTTGACCCTCTCAATCTTGCCAAAGATGCACACATCCTTGATCTAGGCTGCGGTCCGGGATATTTTCTTGATGAGATGGCCACTAGGGGCTACACTAATCTAACGGGAATAACACTCAGTCCCGGAGATCAGTCTATCTGTAAAAGCAAGGGCCACACTGTCAAGGGATACGACTTGTCGTTCCTACCACAGCAAGACGGATACTATGACGAATCAGTTGACTTTATCTTCCTTCGTCACGCTCTTGAACATTCACCCTATCCCATCTTCTCATTGATGGAATATAATCGTATTCTTAAGCAGGGTTCGAAGATTTACATCGAAGTTCCTGCTCCTGACTGTGAAAGACAACACGAGTTTAACCTAAACCACTATAGTATTTTTGGGTCAACTCAGTTGAGTGCGTTGCTTACTCGTTGTGGATTCAATATCGATTTGTTCAATAACCTAGAGTTTGATTTGTCAGTTCCTAATTTGGAAAACCCAGATGAAGAACCAAAGAAGATGACTGAAAAGTACTATTGCATCGTTGCTACTAAAGCAAGACCCTTAGATATCAAATAAGTAAGATAAATACTCTCATAGAAATGTGAGAGTATTTTTTTATGGCTGAGCCCGATCCAAGTAACGTAGCACCCTGGTATCTACGCAATATTAACCAAGCGTTAGAACTCAATGAAGCTACGGGGCAAGTATTTGTTCGTACCGGCTTTGAAGGGAACATTATCATTAGTGGTAATGTCACTATTCCTGGTAATGTGGATGCACATGTTTCCGAAATAGGAACTAGCGGAGAACTCACTGTTCCTTGGATGCCAGTCAGCATTGATGGCAACAGTAATGTCACTATAGCAGGCGGCAATGTCAATGCTGCTGTTACTGGTACCGTAGTGTATGCAGGTTTAACCAGCAGCCGTGATGAAGTTGAAATTGGCGATGACATTAAGAAAAGACTGCAACTATGGCGTTATGCTAATGGTACACCCAGTACACTAACACTTGCTGTAGCGTACACATCTACTAATGCAGATTTGTTGTGGAAAATGGGCTGGGAAGAACTTACTAACTAATTGTACTCTCACTAAATACTACTATGGCAAATACACCAACCTTAATCAAGGACCCCTATAAGAAAACGGTGTTCAAAAATCAACAGCAACTTGATGAGTTTCTCAAGTGCTGTGACCCAGACACTGGTTATCTGTATTTCATGGATAACTTCTTCATAATTCAGCACCCTACTAAGGGCAGCATGAATTATCACCCTTGGGAATACCAAGAACGACTGATCCACACTTATCATAATTATCGTTTCTCTATCTCACTGATGCCTAGACAGTCAGGCAAGTCAACATCTGCTGCTGGTTATCTGCTTTGGTATGCAATGTTCGTACCTGATTCTACTATTCTAATTGCAGCCCACAAGTACACGGGCGCACAAGAAATCATGCAGCGCATTCGCTATGCATATGAAAACTGCCCCGATCATATTAAAGCTGGCGTGACCACATACAACAAGGGTTCGCTCGACTTTGAAAACGGCTCACGTATCGTATCTGCTACTACTACTGAAAATACTGGTCGTGGTATGTCCATCACACTATTGTATCTTGACGAATTTGCCTTCGTCCGACCTTCAATCGCTAAAGAATTTTGGACTTCTATCACACCCACGCTAGCAACTGGTGGTAAGGCTATCATCACATCAACCCCGAACTCGGACGAAGATCAGTTCGCTCTAATCTGGAAGATGGCTAACAAGACCGAAGATGAATTTGGTAACACGACTGAAGTAGGAGTCAACGGCTTTAAGGCTTATCGTGCTTACTGGCGTGAGCAGCCCGGCAGAGATGATGCTTGGGCTGAGCAGATGAAAGCTCAATTAGGCGATGATCGTTTCAATCGTGAAATCGGTTGTGAATTCATCATTGCGGACGAGACCTTGATCAATCCAAACACACTGGTCATGCTTGACGGTAGTGAGCCTACACATCGTATGGGACAGGTTCGCTGGTATAAGAGTCCTGAAAAAGGTAAGCTGTACGTAGTAGCTCTCGACCCTTCATTAGGTACCGGAGGCGACCCCGCTGCTATTCAGATTTTTGAAGCAAGCACGACTACGCAGATCGGTGAATGGAAACACAACAAGACAGACATTCCTAGTCAGGTTAAGCTACTAGCAGAGATCACCAAATATATCACTGAGATCACGGGTGAACCTAATAATGTCTATTACTCTATCGAAAACAACGGCATAGGTCAAGCCGCTATTGTATCTCTAAACGAGTACGGGGAGTCAAATATCCAAGGTATTTTCATTAGCGAGCCGGGAAGAGGTAAAAGAGGATTCAATACCTCTAACAAACCAAAGCTAGCCGCGTGTGTTAAGTTCAAGACATTGCTAGAATCAAAGAAGATGACTGTTAACAGTCGCTCTCTGATCAGTGAACTCAAGGCTTTCGTTGCACACGGGGGCAGTTATGCAGCTAAGGTAGGTGACACAGACGATTTAGTCATGTCTGCACTACTAGCTGTGCGAATGATGATGCAACTCGCAGACTATCACGGTGATTTGGAGAGCCAAATCAAGGACCATGACGAGATGATTGCTCCGTTGCCCTTCTTTGCAGTCTTTAACTAAATTGGCATAAATATCATCATGGCACTAGACACGGAATCATTCAACAAGGAACTTTATGACCTTCTCAAAGTGAGAGGTTACAAGCCTATTCCGCAAGACCATCGTGGTCAAAGAGTTGCGGCTTCTCAGGATGCTGACGTATTCGAATTTGAATTTATCAAAGACAGAGAAAATTATGGCAAAGCTTGGATCACGATTGATGGTTCTAAGAGCGTCAAAATCTATTATGGCGAGGAACAGGAAAATACTCCTAATAATGCTACTCCCGGGGTAGAATATGATGATACATGGACTGGTTTCTTGAAGCACGTAAAGCAATGGGGACTACGCAGACAACTTGGTTTTGAACTTTTAAATAAAGATCGGCTCGGAGACGATATGAGACAGAGAAAATACTATAAAGATAAAGAGAAACTCGGAGAGAGCTATCACTCAATGGGCAAGAAAGCTAGTTACAACGATGCTGTCCCTAATGTGAAGATCGTTATTCAACATAGCCGTGCAATCGAGGAAGGTGAGCAGCGTTATCGTAATGTTGCTAAGATTTTCCTAGAGAACATGGATGGTGAAAGGTTCCTTGCTCCTACAACTCGTCCCGGTATCGCTCGTGTATATGCTCGCCATCTTGCAGAAGGCGGAGTACCCAACGATGAACGTTGGGGGCATATCAAGTCAATCTGCGAAGAATATAACAAGATGGCAGGATTTGTTCGTGCTACTCGTGGCAAGCAGTTCAACGAATCTGCTCAAGCACTCATCAATGAGGGAGCCAATCACTATAAAAATCTGCGTGAAACCCTAAGCAGAATGACGGGTCATCGTGGCTACAATACTTATTTTGAATCATGGACTCCTACTCTCATGGAAGACGAAGGTGACACTTCTATCAACGAATTGTTCGTGCAAGAGACAGTAGACCCTCGCATCGAATCAGTGATGCCAATCCTATCTCGTCTTCGCAAAAATGTTTCTGAAGTTAAAGAAGTCGATGCTCTCTCTGAATGGGCAGAAGGTGTCATCAACGAAAAATTGGTAGAAATGGATGATGAGATTGGAAATTCATCATCTCGATATGACCCTAATCTTGATGCACATTCTCGTGCAACGAACTTTGCACAGGAAAAGAAAAACCCACTATCCAAACTGGATCCAGACACAGTTACAGAATTATTAAAGTTTGGTGTACTCGTTTCCGAAGAAGAATTAGAAGAAGGTGAATTTGCCGGCAACTTCAAAACTGGACCTGCCGGTCAATGGCGCAACAAAGGACCAAAGGCCAATAAGCCTGCAAAGGTCGGTGATTTGGTTGGTGGCGAATCAAAGCAGTACAACGAAGCTCCCATCACTGAAGGTGAAACTGATTTAGCCAGAATCAGATCACTGCTCATCAGATAAGTTAGTTACCCTTTTCTCCCCAAAACGCAAAGTATTATTATATTTTGCACCCAATTATGTTGTAAATACATTGCACATGAGTTATATTACGACTTATGTGTAGTTGTCTCCTGACAGCGAAACATTTAACACTTACAAAGCTCAACTTAGGCACATTTATAAAGGAGAATTTACAATGGCAAGTCTAGCAGAAATCCGTGCCCGGATCGCGGAACAAGAAAACAAGGCCCAGAACAAGGGTCAAAATTCCCAATCAGATAATGCAATCTATGCTCACTGGAACATGGACGAGGGTTCAAGCGCAACAGTTCGCTTCCTGCCCGATGGTAACACAGAGAACACGTTCTTTTGGGTAGAGCGTCAGATCATCAAGCTGCCCTTCAATGGCATCAAGGGTGATCCTAACGTAAAGCAGATCACAGTTCAGGTTCCTTGCGTAGAAATGTACGGTGAAAACTGTCCGGTTCTCGCAGAAGTTCGCCCTTGGTACAAGGATGATACTCTTAAGGAACTCGCTAACAAGTATTGGAAGAAGCGTTCTTATATCTATCAGGGCTTCGTTCGTCAGAATCCTATCGGCGACGATGTTACCCCTGCTAACCCGATTCGTCGCTTCATTATCTCCCCTCAGATTCAAACTGTCATCAAGGGTTCTTTGATGGATCCGGATATCGAAGAATTGCCGACCGATTACGTTCGCGGTCTTGACTTCAACATGAAGAAGACTAGCAAGGGCGGTTATGCTGATTACTCGACTTCGAATTGGTCCCGCAAGGAGTCCCCGTTGACCGAAGCTGAACAGGCTGCTATCGAAGCACATGGTCTGTTCAATCTTGCTGACTTCTTGCCGAAGAAGCCATCTGAGGCTGAACTTCGCATCATCAAGGAAATGTTTGAAGCATCGGTCGATGGTCGTCCGTACGACAGTGACAAGTGGAGTGCATACTATCGTCCCTACGGTCTTGCTGTCCCTGAAGGTAGTTCAAATGCATCCTCAACTCAGTCTGTCTCGCCGACGGTCGTCAACACTGCTCCGACTCACGGTGCACACTCACAGCCTATTCCCGACGATGATATTCCGTTCGAAACTTCGGAACCGGTAGTTGTGCCTAAGGCACAGTCTACTTCTAGTGACAAGGCCGCTGATATTCTAGCCATGATTAAGGCTAGACAGAATAACAAGGCCTAATGAATCGGGGGGAAGGAAACTTCCCCCTTGTTCTCGCAAGGAGTAGAACCATGACATCACCAGACGAAAGATTCAGAGCATTAAAGCAAAGCAAGAAGTTGCTAGAGGAACTTTGTGATCCAGGCAAGACACCCAGGACACCAAGCATCATTCGTGACCGCGCACGTGGGATTCTGAGACATTTTCCAACAGATTACGATTTGGATCAGATCGCAAATAACAGTCCCGAACTACTTGACAAAGCTGCATTCTCTGATAGAGTTTTGAAACAAGTAAACAGATAGGAATATAATGACAACCAAACCATTTGACATTTCGAAATTTCGAAAGGGTATCACTAAGGCTATCGACGGTCTTAGTATCGGATTCAATGACCCGACTGACTGGGTGAGTACAGGCAATTATGCCCTCAACTACCGTATTAGCGATGACTTTAACAAAGGTATTCCTCTTGGTAAAGTTACTGTCTTTGCCGGAGAGTCAGGCTCAGGGAAATCCTATATCTGTTCCGGCAATCTAGTGCGTCACGCACAAGAGCAGGGTATCTATGTTGTTCTAGTTGACAGCGAAAACGCATTGGATGAAGCATGGCTTCATGCTCTCGGCGTTGACACGAGTGAAAGCAAGCTGCTCAAGCTGAATATGGCAATGATCGATGACGTTGCTAAGACTATCAGTGAATTCATGAAAGAGTACAAGACACTGCCTGAAGGCGAGAAGCCTAAGGTTCTCTTTGTTATTGACTCTCTGGGTATGTTGCTGACACCGACCGACGTTAATCAGTTTGAAGCAGGTGATATGAAAGGTGACATGGGCCGCAAGCCTAAGGCACTGACTGCACTTGTTCGTAACTGCGTTAACATGTTCGGCAGTCACAACGTGGGACTTGTTGCAACTAATCACACGTATGCTTCACAGGATATGTTTGACCCTGACGATAAGATCAGCGGCGGCCAGGGCTTTGTGTACGCATCAAGTATCGTTGTTGCTATGAAGAAGCTCAAGCTCAAGGAAGACGAAGACGGTAATAAGATCAGCGAAGTACGAGGCATTCGTGCAATGTGTAAGATCATGAAGACTCGTTACGCAAAGCCCTTTGAAACTGTGCAGGTCAAAATCCCATATAGCACAGGCATGAATCCTTATTCAGGGTTGCTTGACATGTTTGAAGGTATGGGTCGATTAAAGAAAGAAGGCAACTCTCTCGTTTACACCGCGCTAGACGGAACCATCATCAAGAAGTTCCGCAAGGCTTGGGAAGCAAATACCGATGGTTGTCTTGACACCATGATGAATGAGTTTGATAAAAAACCAGAACCTGAGCTAAGTATCGTTACTGACGAACAGGAGAACGGTGAACAATGAGCGTAGGACTTATTCATGAAGTATGGAAGACACTAAAGTCAAGCATTGAGATAGGTGACCCGGATGGTGCCGCAGAACTTCTTGTCAACTATTTGATTGAAGAAGATTACTCACCCAATGAGATTAAGAATACTTTTAAGGGCGATTCTTATATCAAGGGTGCGCTAGAGTTTTACCTAGAGAGTCCAGAAGATGGACACTATCACAAAGAGGACGACGAAGTCCTCTTTGACTCTGATCTTTTTGATGATGAAGATGACGATTACGAATGACCTGGTACAACAAAATCACTGATGACTTGGGCGTACTACCTGACTTCATCACTTACTATGAAGGTGAGTTGCTGAAGGCAAGAGCCGAAGTCAAAGTGTACGGAAAGGTAGAAGCTAACATCGCTGCTCTTCCGGGTATCACCGAGTACCGCTTCAATCAACTACAAGAGATTGAAGCGGTACTCAACTTCCTTAACATCCAACTGCGAAAGATTCGTAGGAAGCATTTTCAAAAATATCTAGAAAATTACAATCGTGCCCTGACCTCACGAGACGCCGAAAAGTATGTTGACGGTGAGCAAGAAGTTATAGACTTTGAAGTTCTCATCAACGAAGTTGCATTGGTTCGTAATAGGTGGTTGGGCATCCTAAAAGGAATTGATACTAAGCAGTGGCAGCTGGGCCATATTGTTCGCCTAAGGACTGCTGGAATGGAAGATATCACAATTGGGTAAGCTGCGGCTTGCTTTTCCCCTCAAAAATCTATAATGTCAAAACATAGGATGAATTGAACGCATCCGGCGTTATATAGAGGGTTAAAATGACTAAGATTGTATACAATTCTTGTTTCGGTGGATTCGATCTTTCACACGAAGCCATCATGCGTTATGCCGAAATCAAGGGCATGACTCTGTATCTTAAAGAAGAATCCGTTCTCGGATACCATTATTATCTTTGTCCGCCAGATGAATTTGACCGGATCTACGCCGAAGAGCTTGCGAAGCCTGTATCACCGGATCGGTTCGAGACTTCAAACCGTCTCTATTTCAGCGTTCGTGATATTGAGCGTAATGATCCTGCTCTGGTTCAGGTAGTTGAAGAACTGGGCGAAGCAGCAAATGGGAGTTGTTCTAAATTGCAGATTACTGAAGTCCCTGCAGGGACGCTGTATCGTATCGATGCATATGATGGCCGTGAGTATGTGGAAACACGCGACGGCTACGACTGGAAGATTGCGTGATCGGTTTTCTACTTTTTATTGCTTTGATTGTTCTTGTAGCTCTATCAAATCTATCTAACCACAAACTATAAGCAATGTTGAATTACAGGAGATATGTATGACTCGATTTAATCCCGCTATTGTTAACACTCATGATTGGGACAGTAAATTTGATGTTCCGGAACCAACAACCTTAACTCATGAGGATCCGTTGCTGCTTAGTTGTGTTCTTTATCGACTAACTAACCAAGATCCTAATATAGAAAACGGTACCTTTGGACATGATTTTACGTCTAACTTCGTCAAAGAACAGATTACCGAAGAAGATCGTGTCTTTGCAGGAATCGTTCGCAGACATTATAATGATAAGATTGTGTTGACTACACTGCGCGGTGATCACCGCGCCCGCCTCCATCGCCTGGCTCACTTCCTAAGCGGCGAATTTAAGACAACTGTTCAGACCCATCAATTCCCTACGAAGTTTTTGGGTATGCTGTACAAGCTGCCTTATTTCTATCACTACGATAAGGAACTTGATTCAGTATTCGATGGTCAGTATCATCCTCTTAAAGGGGACGTACTTAACTACGAAACTGAACAGAAGGAACTAACCTTCATCAAGAAAGTTAGGTCATATCGCAAGGGCCGTAGCCCACACGAGTATTGGTTCCGTGATCATAAAAATGATCGCATCATGTTGAGCGTAGACGCTCGCTGTCCGACGACTGACTTGTTTGACCACTATCTATCTACCAATAAAACCGTTGCAGTTAAAGGTTTCTTTAGGGCTGCGCGGAAAGATACCTTGGAATATTATCGGGCTCAAACTTGGTCGTTGATTATCTAATTTTTTGGCAATTTTTCGGTTGACATCGCCTACCCATTTTGCTATATTAAGAACATAGACAGACAAACAGAAGGAAGTAGCAGATGGGTATCTACGTTTACACGCTTCGCAAGAACACTCTCAAAGCAACGGATATGGATATCGGTGCACCGATTGAGATTGGTGTGACTGCTTACGCTTACAAGGAATCTTATAGCCGCAGCGGCGCGTACAATCGTATGACTGCTCGTATGCATTCTATGGCTGAACGTGCCCGTGATGCTAATCCTAATCTTGTGCTTGTCACTTTTGGTAATCCGGCGGATCACGATTTTGACCGCTACGGCAAAATGGCAGTCTATCGTGTCAGGCCCACGATGACTTGCTTCAATGATATCGCTGCTCCGGGTGAGCAGGTCGGGTATCTTTATAAGAATGGCCGCAAGTTCGAATTCGAACGCAACGTTTAAGAGGAGCAGACGATGGGTTACCGAGTCTTGAGCCTTTCACAAGAACTTCGCTCTAAGTATCAGCCCCGCAAGGGTCTTGAGGGTCCGTTCTTCTACCCCAGCGGCCGGGTAACCTACTATGACCCCAAGGAAGGGGCGTACTGGGACCCAACTACTGACTTCTATCTCTCGCATGAGGAAGCCTCAGAACTAAAAAATTCTGTTTTTGATGTAATCAAGGCTTGACATCTACCCAAAACTCAGCTACAGTAGCTATATTGAAACACGCAGACGGAGCGCACATGTCCACAGTAATTATCAAATTCGGTGAGTATCGTAATCAGCCTGTCATCAACAAGCAATTCAAGCTCGTGAAAGGCTTTCATACTGGTAAGAAGGGCAGCTATGTGACCGTAAAGAACGAAGGTCATTTCTCTGTTGCCATCGACGAGATTAAAATTAAAGTGAACAACATTTCCGACGTTGAATTTGTCGACGGTGAACCGATGCCGGAGACGGTCACCCCTGTTGTTAAGGTTGCAGAGACCGATGAGGAAGCGATGGACCGCATCGCTACTCGGTTCGAGATTCTCGACGAAATGGCATCCGCTTGCATTCGCGGGGATGTTCGTGCGATGATCGTCTCTGGTCCTCCGGGAGTTGGCAAGTCGTTCGGTGTCGAGCGCCAGCTTGAGAAAGCTGCGATGTTCGACCATATCGCCGGCAATCGCCCTCGCTTTGAAGTTGTCAAGGGCGCGATGACTGCACTCGGCCTGTATGCGCTGCTTTACAAGTATAGCGACAAGAAGAACATTCTCGTGTTCGATGACTGCGACAGCGTGTTCGGTGATGAACTTACTCTGAACATTCTCAAGGCTGCGCTCGACAGCGGCAAGCGTCGTCGCATCTGCTGGAACTCGGATTCTCGTCTGCTTCGTGACGAGGGCATTCCGAACAGCTTCAACTTCAACGGTTCTGCTATCTTCATCACTAACTTGAAGTTCCAGAACGTTCGTTCTAAGAAGTTGCAAGATCACCTTGAGGCGCTTGAAAGCCGTTGTCACTTCATTGACCTGACTATCGACACCCAGCGTGACAAGATGCTTCGTATCAAGCAGGTTCATCGTGATGCCGGTGATATGGGCGGTCTGTTCGCGGACTATCGCTTCGCCGAAGACGAGGGTGATCAGGTGTTTGCTTACATGGAACAGAACATCGGTCGTCTGCGTGAACTGTCGATTCGCATGGCTCTCAAGATCGCTGATCTTATCAAGATGTCCCCGACGAAGTGGCAGTCTCTCGCTGAGAACACGGTGATGAAGCACACTTAACTCAACATTCTCCTAAACTATTAGGGGGCTTCGGCCCCCTTTTTTTACCTTTATAATTGCTAAAATCAATATAAGGCACTATGATAAGATATGGATTGTAAAGAACATCTACTTCACTTCTTCCTGCAAGGAAAGATTAGTCTTAGTCAGTATGACTACAAGTTCATGGCTAACCTGCAAACAATGATCCAAAATAACATGCGGGTGACTTCCAATCAGGCTAACTTATTCGATAAGTTGGTCAGTAAATATGCAAAGCAACTGACCAAGGTTGCTTTGGTCTACGCGGAATTGAAGGTCCTTCCTTGGAAGACTATGGTCGTTGAAAGCACACCCGAATATACTAGTGCAAAGGCGTCACTGTTCGAAGATGTCATCACGTTGCGGGTCCCGTTCAACAAGGCGTTCATTTCTTACTTTCGATCTATCGAAGGTAATCCCTTTGAATGGTTCAAGGAAGAAAAACTTTATCGGGCACAGTTCAGCACAGTCGCACTTAAGACACTCTATCGCACTCTACCTAAGCACTTCGCGGTAGTAAATTACTGCGAGGTATTGAACAACATACTAGAAGATTTAAAACAGTATGAAGGTTTGATCTGGGAACCCACGTTGATGAATATCAACGACAGGATCGTTATGGGCGCAGCTAATCCTGCCGTTATAGACCTTATCAGTAACATTGATTTGAGCATTACTACTGATACTCTTTATAAACTATCTCGCTACCAGTTTCCGGTACATCCTAACTTTTACGGTGATTCCCCTGAATTGAGGTTTGCGTATGAATACGTAACTGAGATTGATATAGACAATCTTGTTCAAGTGGCAAGCTGGATGAGACATTTGAAAGTTCAAAGGGTCCTGCTAGACAGAGTGCTGTCTACGAATCTAAACAGAGTGCTGCCTACGGATAGGAATTTGCGCTCAGAGATTGAAGCTGCATTTACAGGGATTTCTGTAGTGCCGTTCTCGACCATGGGCCATGATTCTATGCCCCCTAGGTCTTTCTTGCTGCAAGCGCATGGTCATTTTAACAACCGCTTAAATACTTACGCAAGTTACAACATCGACAAAATTGTCGTGCTGAAGAATGCAAGACCAGTCGAGGTAAAATGAGCGAAGCAAAAATAATAATCAAAGATGAAGTCAATGCAAAGATCGAGGGCTTAGAAGTAGGTGATCGTCGTGCGTTGATGAAAATGTTTGAATTTGAGATGCCAGGCGCTCGGTATCTTCCAGCAGTACGATTAGGAAGATGGAACGGCAAGATCAGCTATTTCTCGTTAGCTGGCAGCACATATCTTAATCTGCTAGATGAGATCATTCCTTATCTATATGATAAAGGATACGAAATTGAACTTCAAGACTTACGGCAAACACACGCCGAACTCAAGTTTGAACAGGTAACAGAAAATACATTCTCTCACATCTGCTGGCCGAAAGGACACGAGCGGGAAGGTCAACCTGTTGTGTTGCGGGATTATCAGATTGAAATCATCAACACCTTCTTAGCTAATCCACAGTCACTGCAAGAGATTGCTACAGGTGCGGGCAAGACTGTGATGACAGCCGCCCTGTCGCTATGCGCTGAACCCTACGGTAGATCGCTTGTGATCGTTCCTAACAAGTCCCTAGTCGTACAGACAGAAGCAGATTACATCAATCTAGGACTTGATGTTGGCGTCTACTTCGGTGATCGCAAGGACTACGGCAAGACGCATACTATCTGCACATGGCAATCTCTCAACAATCTTCTCAAGGGTACAAAAGAAGATGACAATGATCCTGAAATAGCAGTATCATTTTTTGAAGGTATCGGTTGCGTCATAGTTGACGAAGTTCATATGGCTAAGGCTGACGTACTCAAGACATTACTCACTGGTGTTCTCTCATATGTTCCGATTCGTTGGGGGCTGACTGGAACGATTCCTAAGTCAGAGATGGATCGGGTATCCCTTCTAGTTTCACTTGGTCCTGTTATCGGTAAGCTAGCAGCAAGTGAACTACAAGACAGGGGCGTTCTCGCTCGGTGCCACGTGAACATTGTTCAACTGAAGGATGCGGTAGAGTTCAGTAACTACCAGAGTGAATTGAAGCATCTATTAGAAGACAGTCGCCGTCTTGATCGGATAGCTGAACTCATAATGAAGGTCAACGAGACGGGTAATACACTTGTGCTTGTTGATCGTGTTAACGCAGGTAAAGAGTTAGTCAGCAGAATACCAGGATCAGTTTTTGTTAACGGTGGCACGAAGCTGACAGAGCGAAAGGAAGAATATGACGAAGTTGCCATTATGGATGACAAGATTCTAATATGCACCTATGGTGTGGCCGCAGTTGGTATCAACGTGCCGAGATTATTCAACATAGTATTGATTGAACCTGGAAAATCATTTGTACGAGTTATCCAGTCAATCGGTAGAGGCCTAAGAAAGGCAGAGGATAAAGATTTTGTGCAGATATGGGACCTTACTTCCACATGTAAGTTTGCAAAAAGGCATCTTACTCAACGCAAGCAGTTCTACAAAGAAGCTCAATATCCCTTTGTAATTGAAAAGATAGATTATTGAGAAGATTTATTTAACCTTTTACATTGATTTTTCTATTATTTGGTGCTATAATCATGTTATGATGAAATTAAATCGTAGAGGAGAAGTAAAATTCGCATCCTAACATTAGAGAATACATACTACAACCTCGAAACACTTCCCGAAGAGATAGATGATCTTAGGTTTGCTATTCTCGACAACTCAACGCCTGCAAATGTTGACTATTATTATATCCCTCTGATCTTTTTGGAAACATTCAACAGTCCTGCGTTAGTTCTTCGAATCGGCAATAAGTCTATCAAGATGCCCGTTGATTGGCAGATACTCATCGGGGAACAAGAACACGGTGATCTTGAAACTCTTCCTCTCTCCAGTCTCAATGACAGAGGATTCAATGCTTTTCAATTTAATCCACTGAGTTCGTCCTCTCCTACATTCTTACCAATAGAGATTCTAGACATCTATCCAGATGTCACTTGGTACGCCCCGAGACTTCGCAATGGGCAGTTCCTGTGTGTTCCTATCGATGACAGTGAGAAACCTAGGTGTGTTTATTTCGTCAAAGAGGTCAGTAGGAACTGCGAAGTAGTAGACTACAATCAAGTATTTTAAAGGAGAGACCGATGAACATAGAAGTAGCTATCGAGACTTTTAAGAAAAATAACAAGCAATCAGATATCATGGGTGTGGTACGCACTCTATATAGAAACGTTCAAGTTACTCTTCCTAAGGAAAGAAGCAATGTTGTACGGTAAGCCCCCGGCACCAGCAAAGTACGCCAGAACAATGGCTGGCAGCATGCCTAGCGAGATTGCATACACTAACATCAAGAAGGAAAAGAAGATGGGTTGGTTTAAAAGAAAGTTTGCACAGTGGTCCCGTGAAGCTTGGGAAAATGCTCGCGGCGAAAATGCTTTGGTACGAGAGGCTGATACTCCTTCTCCTAAGACGAGTATACGCTTTGCTATCTATCCTGCTGCTGGCGGATGGATCATTGAACATAGCAAGAATGATCGTTATAAAGATAATGAAGGTCCTACTTTAACCATCATCACTGACTTTGATGATTTGGGGAAGACAGTCGAACACATTATCACTTTGGAAGCGTTGCGCTCCTAATGGCTAAAGAGAAACTATCAGCAGACGAAAAGTTCACAGGTCAAGACTTTGACTTGTTTGACGCCCTAGCGGCTATCGACAAGAAGGACTACTCGTATTATGATAGATTGACTCCCGAACAGCAGAAGAAGTTTGTGCCGTTCATGATGCTTCATTGGATCAGTGCGGTGAGGGCAAGTTCAGACGTTCAGTCATACTATCTTCAAAGCACCGAATACCACGCTAACAAGTATCTGTTCAACGAAGCTGTTCACAAGCATCCTAAGCTGCAATGGCTTATGTTGTGTGCTGCAAGCCCGGGATTGGGTAAGCAGTTCCATCAATGGATTCCGCACATCAGGGAGCGGGTTACTCGTTTGCTTGATAGTCCAAAGCAAAAAGAAATCAAAGAATACTTCAAGAAGATATATCCTAAAACTTCTGACAGTGAACTAACCCTTCTCAGCGAGGTGTATACTGACAATCACAAGAAAAAGATGTATCTTGCTAAGACATTTCCTGAATTAAAATTTGACGAGATTGAGTTGCTAAGTGACCTCACTACAGACGAAGATATTAAACAGTATGAAAAAGACTCTGGCAATTAAGTCTACGGAATTTAGCTGCGAGTTTTGCAGTAGATCGTTTCAACGTGAGACAACCATGATGAAGCATCTTTGCGAGAACAAACGCCGCTGGCAGGATAAAGACTTGCCTGGTAACCGCATTGGCTTTCAGTCTTGGCTTCGTTTCTACGCAAAGAATACTGCAACTAAAAAACAGAAGACATACCTAGACTTTACTAAGTCAGCGTATTACATTGCATTTGTAAAGTTCGGACATTACTGTGTGAGCATACGTTGTCTGAACGTCAATCGCTATGCGGACTGGTTGCTTAAAAACAATGTGAAGATCGATAGTTGGTGCAGCGATACTAACTACACTAAGTTCCTCATTCAATATCTAAAGGATGAAGATCCGATGGATGCTGTTGCTCGTAGTATCGAGAACACGATTGAACTTGCAAAAGCAGCAGGAATCGAAACAAAAGACTGTCTACGTTATGCAAATAGAAACAGGCTAGTCTATTCTATCACTGCCGGTAAGATCAGTCCGTGGATGTTGTATCACAGCGAGAGCGGCATCAAGATGATTGAAGATTTGGACGAGTCGCAACAAAAGATGATCATAGACTACATCAACCCCGAGCAATGGGCCATCAAGTTCAAGCGTAGCGCCGGCGTCGTGACTCAGGTAAAAGATTTACTAAATCAGGCTGGATATTAGTGTCAACAGTTAGAGACTCAAGTCCTTATAATGTTCTGCTTTCGGATCCTACTAATCCGGAAGAGATTGAAGAATGGGCTAGAAATCTACCTGACTTTATTGGATTGACGATGACTGATGTGTCTGATGTTTCATCGAGCGATGATATGATTTATGCCTATTCCTTTGAGACACAGGAAAGTGTTTCCTGGTTTAAGTTGAGATGGATGTGAATCACTATGACTCAAAAAATGGTTGGGAATTAACTAAACCAGGATGGCATGAAGTTCGTATATACGAACCTAATCCATTTAAAAGCATAAAAAGACACGCCGAGATGGTTGACTGGATTCGCGGTCACATCGGCAAGTGTGAACATCACTGTAGATGGTATTGTAATGACAATGATCTACACTATAAGTTTAGATATGAAAGGGATTTTATATGGTTCAGACTTCTATGGGGCTAATTAGACCCCTTCAAGATGAAATCATTGATGTAGTGCCCCAGACGCAGAAGATCAAGAAGAAGATTGCGGTGGATGGTGTCTGGGAAGACAGGACGTTCATCCGTATTCCTATTGGTCCAGACAGCCGAGGCCCAGGAAAGCTAGAGAAATGGTGCCGAGAAAGATTAGACAAGCCCGAATACTTAGGGGAGTGGTTCAAGGTCGCAGGCTATATCGTACTTGATGAAAAGACTTATGTTTTTTGGAAGCTATGTGAGTAAAGAACTAACTGAATATGCCAGATCATTTACCCGAATCACGACCCGCGCCCTTGCTTAATTACCTAAACGGTGATATAGTCAATAAAGATATAGATAACATTTGGAGTTCTAATGCCTAATTCGATTATGATTGATATGGAAACGCTTGACACATCATCGTCAACTGTGATCCTCACTATCGGTGCAGTTTTGTTCGATCCGCGAGGTGAAGGCATGGTTGACCGTATTGAACTTCGTCCTACGATGGAAGAACAGACTGACGTTTACGGTCGTAGCATCAGCGATGATACTCTCCGCTGGTGGAGCGAGCAAAGCCCCGAAGCTATTCAAGAGGCGATGGGTGATCAGAATCGTATTTCTTACCGAGACTGCATGGAGAAGCTTTATAAGTTCTGCTGGAATCGTGCTGATAAGGTTTGGAGCAACGGTTCTGTCTTTGACATCATGATTGCCGAACATGCTTTCCGTGAACTGGAAATCAAGAATCCTTGGCAGTTCTGGAATATCCGCGACTGTCGTACTATCTATGAACTCGCCGGTGTCTCTCTGAAAGACGGCGGACATGTGACTTCACACAAAGCACTTGAAGACGCAGAACGTCAGGCCATCGTCGTGCAGAAGGCTTATCAGAAACTCATTTCGGCTGGATTCACTCATCTTCGATGAAAGTTCCTAACCTATTCGAAGACTTTGATCCAGATGATCCTGATATTGAGTTTCGAAACACACGTTGGGAATACTGGGGTATACTTAAGAAAATCCGAACTGAAGCTTTGGCAAACTCCCCGCAAGGACAGCTTGGACAGCTTGATTTTGTCGAATACATGAAAGATAATTATGGCATCAAGCTACATACGAAATATAACGGTGCGATATCCGATAAGTTTGACATTGTTGATGAAAAGCTATATACATTCTTCTTACTAAAGTGGAAATGAATGAAAATTGATTCTGACATTGACATTGATTTGGGAGACCGCGACAAGCTGCTGGCGGTCATCAAGCATATTCCTGCATCCATGCGTAATGTCAATCCAATTCGCAAGCATCCAACTGGTGTCTATATCACTGACGTACCTTACGACCCTATTCATGATATGTCTTCTCTACATTATGCAGTGGCAGAAGATAGAGGTTACTTCAAGCTAGACTTGCTGAATGTTCATGTCTACAATCAGGTCAAAGATGAAGAACATCTATTGCGTTTGATGCAGGATCCGGATTGGGCAGCACTGAAAGATAGGGCGACGGTAGAACAGCTAATTCACTTGGGTAACTCGTATGATCTGATGCGTAGAATGCCAGAACCTATCGACAGCATTCCTCGTCTTGCGATGTTCCTAGCAATCATTCGTCCTGCAAAGCGTCATCTACTTGGTAAGAAGTGGAAAGAGATTAACGAGACTGTCTGGGAAAAGGATCAGTCTGGGTACGCATTCAAAAAAAGCCATGCGATTAGTTACAGTCAACTCGTAGTAGTCCACATGAACTTGTTGAAAGAGAATTCACAATGAAGATCATCCATGTTAATCGACAGCACATTGCTATGAACGCAAAGGATGGTAAAAATCGTCCGGTCTATACTATCAAAAACAAGGGGAAGACCTTGTACGCTCGTGAGGTCATTATCAATGGCCCCAGCAAACTAGTCTACAACGGAGATCAATTGAAATGCGGCGCAAGAGCGTGGATCGAAACCGACAGCGACATTGAACTAGTAGACGAAATGACATTCAAAGAAGTGAGGACAACATGAATTTAGAATTACTCAAAGAAAACGACCCGCAGTTACTAGAAGTTTCCGACCTCTGGGATTTTGAAGTCGACGGCGATCCGACTGAACTGGTAACGGAGATGGCAAAGTTCATGACTGCAAACGGTGGGGTAGGACTTGCAGCGCCGCAGGTTGGTATCAAGAAGCGCATCTTCATCATGGGCAACTTCACCAAGTTAGTTGCTTGCATCAATCCTATGGTCGTGGCGCTATCCGAAGAGCGTGTGCTTGATCTAGAGGGTTGTCTTAGTTTCCCTGATTTGTTCATGAAGGTGAAGCGTCCTCCCGGATGCATCGTTCAGTATTATAACACGGACGGTATTCGGCTTGAGCGTGAATTAGAGGGAATGGAAGCCCGAGTGTATCTTCATGAATTTGATCATTTAATGGGTGTCACATTTGATCAACGTGTGGGTGATACTACGTTGATGATGGCGAAAGAAAAGCGCAAGAAAGAACTAAAGAAGAAGTCTAAGGCATCCGCTTAACTAGAGTAATTGATCTTCGCTTTGTTCTCTTTTTAGTAAAGTCCGTCATGCTTACGACCGGGCCGTGAAGTACAGCTAAGCTCTTATTGTTGAAGGTCCTGATAAAGGGCTTGAATATAGCCCAGTCATCTTTTAGAAACAAGTTGATGGGTATTGTTCTATTGGATTCCCACCACCATACCTCTCCCAATTCTAAGAACTTAGCCTTAAGCTCAGCAGGAACAATCGCACCGTAATCGTACATAGTAGTAACTAGGTCGTCTCGGTTTTGAATGATACCTACGTAGTCTTGACTGGCATAGGAACAGATAGAAATGAAAGGGTGATTCTCACTAAGTTTTCTAAAAAATTCGTTGTTCATGATCTTAGTTTATTTAGTTTTGGAAACCCAAAGGTATTTTTAATATTAGTCAATAAGATGCGTTAGGATGATAAATACAAGACAACAGGGATAGCAACTTTGCATGGCTTACAGTACACAAGTTTTCATTTACACTCAGCGCCAAATAGTAGTCCTGCTATCCGGAAACTCACCGAGAGCCTATATGCCACAGTACGCTAAAACATTAACCCTAAACAAGGGGGTAGACAATCAGATTCAGTTCCAGTTCCTAAATCAGGAACAGAAGCCAGTGGATATTACTGGAAAGGTCATCACTTTCAGACTTATTAACTATGACGGATCTGCGGTGTTGCTGAACAAGGCATTAACCTTACAGTTACCGCTCACCGGTATTGCTGTGTTGAACGTAAGCCCCGCTGAGATTGAAGGCATTGACCCTCAAAAAGCACACTACTCGCTTGAGATTCCAGTACAAGAATTTGATTATCCTGTGTTTGTTGACCAAAACGCAGGTGCAAGAGGGGATTTGAATGTTGTTAATTCGGTCCTCCCTTCCTTCGTACCTTCTTCTACTGTTACTATTCCTACTGGACAAGCATTCCCTAATCTGAGTCAAGCTAATCTAGACTATTTCGGTAACGGACAGTATATGGAATATCACACGAGTCCTATCTACACGAGCAACAATCCCGTGTTGAGCATCCAAGCTCGTTATACTGACTACTATGGTAATGTTTTGATTGAGGGTTCTACACAGCCTGATTCAGACTGGTATCCTATCGAGGCACAGGTTGATCTAGCAAACGTAACTGAAACTGTAGGTTATGTTGTGCGAGGGTTTCATCCTTACGTCCGTATGTCTTTCACTAGCAACGCCGGCGCTGTCACAAACATATTGTCCCGTTAATTAACCGTACTACTTGATTTTTATGTCAAGTGTGTTATAATGACTTATGTTTGATATCCTGTCTATCATTCCGGGAAAGAAGAAGATTGCCTCAAAAGGGTGGTATAGCTTCAATGCGGTCTGTTGTCATCACAACGGACATCGGGCTGATGACCGAGGCAGAGCAGGTATTACTTTTGATAGCAATGATAGCTGGACATACCATTGCTTCAACTGTGGATTCTCTACTAGATTTACTTTAGGTAATCCATTCTCATATAAATTGAGAGAGTTACTTTCTTGGTGTGGTGTGGACGATGATCAAATTACCAAATGGAGTTTCGAAAGTCTAAGGCAAAGAAGAATAATAGATGTTGTAAGTACGTATAAGCCAAAATGGAAAATAAAGTTCGATAAAGTACCTCTTCCAGACCATGCTGTACCTCTTGATCCTTTAAATCCAGACCATACGAAATATGTTGATTACTTGGCATCTAGAGGATATAAACCCGAAGATTTTTCGTTTATGGTTTCGCCAGAAGATGATGCAAGAAATCGCAACAGAATTATCATTCCGTATACGTTCGATGGTAAACCAGTTGGTCACATCAGTCGCTATCTCGACAATCGCATTCCTAAATATATCAAGAACCAACAAGTAGGGTATGTCTTTGGTTATGATCAGCAACATCCAGACAACGAAGTATGCTTGGTTTTTGAAGGTGTACTTGATGCAATCAGCTTGAATGGTTGTGCAGTAACACACGATTCGATTAGCGATGAACAAGCAGATGTATTACGTAGACTGCGCCGCCGCATCATCGTTGTCCCTGATCAAGACAAAACAGGATTAGAAATTATAGATAGAGCATTAGAATTGGGATTCCATGTATCATTGCCCGATTGGGGTAAGGGAATAAAGGACGCCAATGATGCTGTAGTAAAATACGGCAGACTTCCTACACTACTAAGTATCTTGCAGGCAGCGACGAACAGCAAGATTAAAATTCAGATAGCGAGAACTAAACTTGATAAAAGAATATAACACAGACGTACAGGCGCTGTTCTTGAGAATGATGGTAACTAACGCGGAGTTGTATACTCGTGTTATGAACATCATGAATTCGGAAAACTTTGATAGAACGCTTCGTCCAGTCGCGGAGTTCATGGTAGAGCATACTACGAAGTATAGTATTATGCCCGATCCAATTCAAATCAAAGCAACGACAGGGGTTGAAGTTGAAGCTATTCCTGAACTTGATGAAGGGCATTATGACTGGTTCTTAGAAGAATTTGAACAGTTCACTAAACGTCAGGAGCTTGAACGAGCTATTCTCAAAGCAGCAGACTTGCTTGAACAGGGAGACTTCGATCCAGTCGAGAAGTTGATCAAGGACGCTGTTCAAATCTCGCTACAGCGTGACATGGGTACAGACTACTTCGCTAACCCTAAAGAACGTCTCAACAAGTATTTCAATCAAGGCGGCCAGGTGTCAACTGGCTGGCCACAGCTTGATCGTGTCATGTATGGTGGCATGTCTCGAGGCGAACTGAACATCTTTGCAGGTGGCTCAGGTTCTGGTAAGTCACTAGTCATGATGAACATCGCACTTAACTGGTTGAAGCAGGGCTTGAGTGGTGTCTACGTGACTCTCGAACTCTCAGAAGAATTGACTTCTTTGCGTACTGACGCAATGCTTACTAGCATGAGTACCAAGGACATTCGTAAGAATCTTGATGATGCTGAACTCAAAGTCAAGATGGCTGGCAAGAAGATGGGTCAGTATCGTGTGAAGGGTCTCCCCGCACAATCAAGCGTGAATGTGATTCGTGCATATATCAAGGAAGTGCAGATTCAGACTGGTATCAAGATCGACTTTGTGATGATCGACTATCTTGATCTTGTCATGCCGGTCAGTGTCAAGGCAAATCCAAGTGATCAGTTCATCAAGGACAAGTACGTCTCAGAAGAACTCCGAAATCTTTCTAAAGAGCTAGGTGTTCTGATGATTACTGCATCTCAGTTGAACCGTTCAGCAGTCGAAGAAATCGAATTCGATCACAGTCACATCGCCGGCGGTATCTCTAAGATCAATACTGCTGACTACGTGTTCGGTATCTTTACGTCTAGGTCTATGCGTGAACGTGGCAAGTATCAGATTCAGTGTATGAAGTCTCGTAGTTCGACTGGCGTCGGCATGAAGATCGACCTAGAGTATAACATTGAGACTATGCGTATCACAGACGATGATCCGGACGGTGACAAGAACACTCAAGCAACTCCGTCGCAAATAATGGATAAGATCAAGACTACTAGTCAAGTAGGATCAGTGAACAACGCTGTGCAGGAGGCGATAGATCAGACAGAAAGACCAGTGGCTGTAGACGCACAATCAGCTAAACTCAAGTCATTACTGAACTCTCTAAAGAAATAATTTCAAGTTCTTAGACTAAATAAGACTATAGGATCCTTAAACTATGCAAAAAAAGACTAAGAGCCTTTTAGAAGAACTACAAGCGTACGGTGATACTCGTGACATTTCGCATGTCATTGAGAGCCGGGCGTCGAATGTTATTGCCAGCGCAATTCATCTTATTGAATTGATGCAACGGCACTATACTTCCGAAAAGGCCGAACTTCTTGAAAAGAAGCTCTTAAGTGCTATCAAGAGTAAGGATCAAGCAAGATTTTCTAAGAGCTTGAGGAAAAAACATGAAGATTAATGAACTTAAAAAGCCAAAACCTCAAATTAATGAAGGATTTTTAGATGCCCTGATCGGTGATTATGGCGCGGCTAGCTTACAGAGTATGTTTAAGTCTGGGACGACTACCAAAGCTCAATTAGCTAAAAACATCTTCATTAAAGACTTCGTGGGTGACGCAATGGCGTCATTGACCACTGGTTTACAATCCGGTAGAGTCGTTCCTAGTGCTGCCCCTGCTGCCGGTGGTGCTGTTTCCCCTGCTGCCGGTGGTGCTGTTGCCCCTGCTGCTGTCGGCGCTGCTGCCCCTGCTGCTGGCGGCGCTGCTGCCCCTGCTGCCGGTGGTGCTGTTGCCCCTGCTGCCGGTGGTGCTGCTG